CCAGCGGCCAGCGTGGTAACGGTCGCCGCTCCCGTGCAGGTCAGAAGTTCGCAGCGGATCGGTGTCGCTGCCGCGGAGCCGTCGAAGCTGATCCCCCATTCGACGATATAGAGACTCTCGGTGGATGGCGTCGCGATCTGTAGCAGAGTCTTGATGGCCGTACCCGTAGTGACGGGCACCTGAGCGGCCGTGGTGGGCGTGACGCCGTTATATGCCTGGTAGAGCTTCTCAGGCATCAGCCGCTCACGTCGTGAACTTGAAGATGCCGTTCGTCGGATCCCAGACGATGGTCAGGGTCCCGGCGGTGACGGTTACGGCGGCGTTGTACGAGTTGAAACACCAGCCCTGTTTCGCTACCGGCGTGGCGATCGTGTTCGAGTAGTTGAGGCAGCCGTAGACGGTCGCCGTCGCCGCTGCGCCCGACGCGGTGTTCGCCGCGGAGAAGACGACCACGTTCGTGGTCTTCACGTTCGTCTTCGACGCCAACGTGAGACCACCGGCCGGGATATCGGCGCCGCTCGTGATCTCGTTACCGGTTACCCACTGGCCGGCGTTGTAGGCGAACGACGCCGCCGCGACCGTCTTGTCAGGTGTGCCGGCGTTGCCGTACTGGGCTGATTTGACGGTGTCGGCGTCCCAGTCCATGAGGGTGACCTGACCGGGCTGGTCGGAACACCACTGAGACGAAACACCGGAGACTGCACCGAAAGCCATGTCAGTTCGCTCCTACGTCGGCGCTGCCCGGTCGGGCGATGCCCTGTCGGGATTCGAGGTAGCGCTGATAGGCGCGCTGCGGATAGTTCGCCAGTTCCGCGCGTCGCGCCGGCGAGCTGGCGAGAAGGTCAGCGAGATCGTCGCCGCACACCTTCTCAGCCTCAGCCCGTAACGCTGCGACGTAGGCGTTAGCCGCGTCGTACTCCTCGGCGTTGGCTTCCAGTTTCGACGTGAACGTCACGCCCAACGATTCGCCTTTGGCGAGGAGCCGGTCGTGTACGTCGTCGAGGGCGTCAGCTTCTTCGATGGCCCGTGACAGCGTGTCGGCCAGATGATACGGGCGGGCCGCCTCCCACTCCGCCTGGTCAGCCCACGGCCGAGGCGTTTCGGGTCGACCTGTCAGCGGGTTCTCGTAATACTCAGGCACGGTACGACTCCCATTCTTCGCGGGTGGCAACAGCAGTGACCGGATAGACGGTGGCGTCCATTCCGTCGTCGCGGATGGAGTCGACATGGGTCACGGGGCGACCCTCGGCGGAGCGGGTGACTAGTTTCGTCCCGATGTAGTCCTCCAGCTCGCGGACGACATGCACGGAGCGGGTCCCGGCGGGGACCATCGGGAGCGTCAGGAGAACTTGACCGCGGCAGGCGTGAAGCGGGTAGGAGGCGTCACCGGCGGCGAGATGGGTGACCTTGGTCTCGTCACACGACGGGCATTCCCAGTGCTGCTCCGCTCGGAGGATCGGGATCGTGGTCATCCGCATACCGTCACGTTGACTTCGGCGGCTCCGAGGAAACAGCCATCCCACTGCCACATGTAGGGGCGCATCGCGTAGGTGACGACCGTGTTCACGGAGCGGTCGACGCCATCAGCGTTCGGGCCGCCTACGACGAGAACGGAGCCGCGGCGAACCTGCATCCATGACGTTCCGTAGATGAACTGGTTGGTGGTGAGCGCCGAGCCGGACGGGTTCGCTCCGGTGAACGCACCGTCCGGGACGACGATGTTGCCCATCGGTGTCACCCATGTGTTGCCCTGGAGGATGATCGCCTGGGCGGACGCGAGGTGGACGAGCATCTGGGGGCGCATGAACACGAACCCGCGCCGATTCTTCGTCTGTTTCGCGATGGCGTTATCGAGACAGGCGAGAGCGTTCATCGGTGCGGCGGCGGCCGCGGTGACGATCGTGGCGGAGGCGTCAGCGAGAGGCGTGTTGGGTTCCGCTACCGACGCCGAGCCGGACGGACCGGTGATCGCTCCGGCTTGTAGCTCTAGAGCGAAATGGTACGACTCGACGGAGGAGAGACCGCGACGGGCGCGCCCCTCGTAGTCGGAGTCTCCGAACCCGAACGTGGAGCAGTCGTCACGCCAGTAGACAACGAACCCGGTGCCGTTCTCGACGGCTTTCGCGGCGTGGACGGAGAGCGTTGCTGTCTTCCCGAAACAGTCAGCGGCGACGATCCCGCCGTTGTTCGCCGCGCAGGACTCCGGCCGGAACTGGAACCCTTGAAGCCACCAGGCGTTGTCGTCGTCGACGACGGGGAGAGCGTTGAGGGCGGAGAAGCGGGACTCGACCGGCGCGAATGCGTCGATGGTTTCTGCGACGGTCACCGGGTCTCCTCCTCAGCGGTCGGTGTGTCCGACCGGTCGGGCACCGCACAAGTGGGACCGGCCGGACACGAGTTGACGGTAACGGTTACGAGCCGGACGTGCAGACGTTCACAGCGATCGGCAGCGACGTAGCACCCGAGGGGCAGATGTCGATGTCGAGCTTGTGCGAGAACGTCCCATGGAAATGGACCTGCTCGAACTCCTCCTCGAACATCTGGAAGTTGTTGGTGGCGTTGAGCGTCGAGTCGCGGACGACACCGAGGTTCAACGTGCCGCCGTTCAGGTACAGCCAGGCTCCCTCGATGAAGAAGTAGCCGAGGACGTTCGAGCGCCACGGGGCGATCTGGCCGGCGTTCGGACGGCCGTACCGTTGCGACGATTCGCCTTCCATCAGCCAGGAGACGTTCACGCCGAGGTTCGAGAACAGCTGATCGATGTAGCCGCCGTCCGTGAGGAGCCGGTCGACGGACGCGCCGGGCTGCTCCCGGGCGAGGTCCACCGCGATGTTGTCCTTCAACCAGCGGGGGAACAGCAGCCGGAAACGGGTGGAGTCATCGAGCCGCCACCAGTAGCGGACCGTGGCGACATGCCGGCGGATAGCGGCGATCACATCGCGGGCGGTGCCGAGCACCGTTCCCGCGGTGAACGTCGCGGTGGGGGTGCCGGCGATCTTCGCGAGGAGGTTCTGTTCCTTCACGCGGGCCGCCCACACGTCGTTGAGGGTTAGCCAGGCTTCGATCGATTCACGGAAGAAGCGGTCGCGGAAGTTGCCGGTCTGGATGCACTGGGTGATCGCGTCGACCGCGGTTGTCCGGTCGGTGCCGCACGTGATCGTGAGACACGGCTTCGTCGTCGGAGCGGTCGGGTTCTGGTCGTTCGCTTCGGTCCAGATCCCGACCGTGGTAGCCGCCTGAGTGTTCCCGGCGACCGCGTCGATCGTCGGCGGATCCAACGTGCGGACCGCGCCACGAGGAGCATCCCGGATCGGGCGGGCGGTCGAGCCGATCACCGGCATGTCGTAGGAGATCTGCGCCGGAGCGCAGATACCACCAGCGGCGGTGACCGCCTGAGGCGACGTGACCGCCTGGATCTTCTCCTCGTTCATTTCCCAGTCGTCGGTCAGGACCCGATCCTCAGGAAAGTCGTAGGAGAGCGACGCCACGGGCACGTTGTGGCGGCCACCGACGTAACCGATACCGGCGCGCCACACATCGAGGAACGCCTTTGAGATGTCATCGCGACCGGAGAGGATCGTGCCCATGTTGACGCCGGGCAGATTCGCGGACGCGACGAGCGCCAACGACTGGACAACCGGATCGGTCGGCCGGGGTCGGGTTGTGACCGGCCGGCGGGCGGTAGCGACGGCGGACGGGCGGCGCGCCGGAGGAGTAGCCGCGGCGACCGGCTCCTTGTCTTTCTCCTCCGCCGGAGCGGCCGGGGGAGTCTCTTCCTCGTCGTCTCCGCCGTCTTCGTCGTCTCCGCCGTTGTCGCCACGGATCCGCTGCCGGAGAGCATCCGCGGCGGCTTTCCGCTCCGCGGCTTTCTCCTCACGCTGAACCTTCTCACCGGCGACCGCATCCTTGGCGTCTGCGATCTCGGTCAGCAGTTGGATGGCTTCGTCGGTGTCGCCGGCGTCCTCATCCTCATCGAGGAGAGCGGCGGCCTGCGCCTCGATCGACTCATCGAGAGTGGCCAGCTCCTCGTCGGAAAGCTCAGCCAGACGGGCGAGCCATTCGCGGATCTCTTCGAGCGTCAACATGCCTCTTGCGCCTCCCTGGCGTGAACGGAACGAACGGGTCCGAGCCGACGCCTAGGGCGGCCGTCCAGGCTTACCCGACTAGGTCAGGGGTGTCTCGATGCCTGTTGGACGGGAAGAGTAGCGGTCTGCGAGAGCGGGGGGCGTGGATGGCGTCTCAGGTCTGCCGCCACACCCCGTCTACGCCCCGCACCCGGTCACAGTCGGAGCAGCGTTTCAGACCGCCAGCGATCAGCGCTGTCTTCCGATGGGCGCAGCCGGCGCCGACCGGTTGCGGGCGGATGCGTTCCTGCACGAACCGTTCGGCCATCTTCGCGAAATCGTCCTGCCACTCCGGGAGGATCGTCGGGAGCACATAGGCGAGAGCGCGCGACGTCGGCGCCCAATCAAACGTGAGCTGCTGCGGCGGCTTCGGGACATGCGCCGAGGGGTGGAGAATCTCGTCCGGGACCACGGTTGGCACTCTCGGGGGCTGAGTGCCAGCTTCGCGCACGGTAGAGGTATCCGGCCTGCTCACCGGTAGGGGCCGTGCGCGAAGAGGATCATGGGCGACTACTCGCGGGGATGCCGGAGGCAGGTCATTACTCTGCTCGATCAGGGCACGCCACCGGCGCAGCGTGCCGTCGTTGACGCCGAGCCGCTCCGCTAGGTCGTCTCTGAGCGCGGCGTACGCCTTCTCGCCCCGGTAGCGCAGCTCCCAGTAGAGAACCTTTCCGGCGGCGTCGCGGCCCAGCTCCGTGACCTCGATCGTCAGGCCGATGAGGCGAAGCGCCTCGGTTCGCCATTCGTCGTACTCGTCGGCCGACGCTGGCGGTGCCATCGCCTTCCAGGCGGCGGGTAGATTCTCGTTCACTGCGGACCTCCTCGTGGTCTGCGGTACCTGGGGTCGGGAGGAAACCGCTTGCCTCCCGACCCCAATCTAACCACCCAGGTCAGCGGCCCACGACGGAAGCAAGCCGGGCACGAGCCTGAGCAAACGCTTCGATCTGCGCTGGGCGGGTGCGGACATCGAGCCGGCGGAGGACATCTTCGATCCGGGCGAGCTGGACGGCGAGCGCGATGAGATCACTGTTCCTATCGGGGTGCTGTGTGGCCGTGTGGCGGCTGCGGAGCCGTTTCCCGCATGACGCGCACGCCTCGACCGTTCCAGCCGCCACGAGCGCTTCTAGAGCCGTCTCGGCCGGTCGTACGATCCCCGACGCTACGAGCGCCGTCTGTCGGCCGTCGACATGCCAGCCGAGGACACCTTCTCCGAGATCGAGCGCGGACGCGGCGACGGCTTCGCGGAGAACGGGGAAACCGGGGACGGACACGGCGAGCGCGGCGATCATCTGGAGTGAACCGCCACGGTCGCGCCAGTCACCCGAGAGGGAGCCGGCCCGGAGGACTCGCACCTGTTCGTCGGTGACGTCGGGGCGGAGCGCTCCGCTAACCCAGATCCCGTGACGGCCGTTCGACGCGCGGACATCAGCCCAGGCGACGCCGTTATGGGCGTACCAGTCGGTCGCCTCAGGGGCGCGCATCCGAAGCGCGGCATGGTCGCAGCCGGCGACGAGCGCACCGGTCGGGATATCGGCCCCGTCTGCGGTGCGGACCGCGCCCGTGTGGAAGTGGGCGTAGTCGTAGCCGGACACGGGAGGGGCGACGCATTCTCCGGTGATCCCGATATGGCAGGTGTCCCAGATGGCGGCGTGGGCGTAGACGTGGCCGTCGTCGGTGATCTGCATCGGGATACCGATGCGGCCGGCGGCGTCCTGTTGGACGTAGCGCGGGTCGTCGTCCTCGGGTTCGTCGAACGCGAACCAGGCGGCCGGCGGCCGGGTAGCGACCTTCACCGCAGCGACGACAGGCTCCACGATCGGGGTGATCGTGACGACGCCGGGCGGGTCGGTAGAAACGACTTGGAGCACCCCATCCGGGCGAACCTGGCGCGCGAGCGCCTCAGCGACAGTGAGCGCCGCGACCTGTCCTTCGATCACCGGGACCTCCGGGATCGGTGTCGGCTCCGGCGTGCTCGTGGCCGCGGCTTCGAGCGTGATCGCGGCGGTACCGAAACCGGGGAAGGGGACCATCGTCAGGCCGGCGATCTCGTAGGCGTTGAACGTCAGCATCCCGTCGATGCACCACGAGCCGTACTCGTCGGCTTCCTCCTCGGTACACGTGAACGTCGCCTCGACCGCCCCAGGATCCACGGAGACGGAGTAGGCGCCCTGAGCGTTCAGAATGTCGCGGGCTTTGCGGCCGGCGTCCGAGTCGTGGAACCAGCCGCCGACCGCTCCGGCCGCGGTCGGGTCGCCCTGCGTGTCGATCCAGCCGCACACCTCCGCCCCGAAGTGGCCCATCTCCGTCTCGCAGAGCAGCATCAGCGGCAGCGGAGCGACCGTCGTACGCCACGTCCACACGCATGGCGTGAAATCGCGCCCGTCGCCGGTCGGAGCGTTCGAGCAGATCCCCGCCTCCGCCGACGTCCATCGATCCGACAGAGCACCCGCCGGAGGTTCCCCCTCAACCGGGCCAGGCTCGATCGGCTCCACCAGCGGGGCGAGGGGGACGTTGTCCGCCAACCATTGGACCGCCAGCGCGTACGCGCGACGCTGCGCCCCGTCCTCCGAGTCGGCCCCAGCGAACGCCGCGAGGACCTCCTCAGCCTCGTTGAGGACTTCCCAACCGTCCGCGGTCTGCCGCAGCTTGAACATGGCGACAGGGTACGACGTCGCGCCCGGCAGACGAGAGATACGCAGAACGGGAGGTCAGGCCAGACGCTTTTCGTAGGACGGCCATCGCCATTCGGCGCGGGCGATGCGTGCCCGTTCCGCTTCCCGTTCCCGCACGCCGGGACGATCCCGGTAGGCGCGGTTGTATGAGCGGGCAGCGTCGAGGCAGAGGTCGCATCGGCACCCGTCGTTGGTGTATCGGCTGCGCCCGTGAATGGCGGTCATGGCGTCGTGTCCGGTGGGCGTCGGGCGACGGCGTCGTCGTGGAGACGGAGATAGGCGTCGGCTTGGTGTTTCCAGAACTCGCAGCGGCTGGTGAACTGGGCGCCGCAACTACAGAGCGTCTTGGTTGACCACGATGGACCAGGTTGCAAGACGTGCCACTCGTCGGCGGTGACGGCCCGCTGTTCGGCGGCGGCGAGGCGGGCGAGGAGGTCGTCACGCTCGGCCTGTGCCCACTTCTTCATGAACCGTTCGCCTGCGACTTGCTGGCTCAGCTCTTCGATGCGGGCGACGAGCATGTCGATCATGTCGGCGGTGCCCGGTTTCGCGCTCCACGACTGGTAGCGGCGGATGAACGCTGCGAGGTCACGTGCCCGGTCGAGAAGGTCGTCGCCCATCACACTTCCTCGGTGCATGTGAAGTGGGCGCCCCGATTGGATCGTTCCTGGCCGGCGACCATCGGCTTGCCGCAGACCCGACAGGCCGGATAGTCGACGGCGAGCGTCGCGGCTCGTTGCTCGGATACGTTGCCGAGCGTTTCCCACTGGCCGCGCCCGAGGTAGCCGCCCTTCGACGTGGGACCGGGCATCAGCGACCAGCCTCCTTCAACAGGCGGTCGAGATCGTCGACGGAGAGGAGCACCGTGCCAGTGGGGCGCATGTCGATGGTGTACGCCTCGACCTGGCAGCCGGCCCGGACGCCGAGATCGGCAGCGCGCCTATACGTGGCGTCGCGGGCGGCGGCTTTCTCGTCCCACACAGCCTCTCGGGCAGCGCGCTTCGCGGCGACGACGGACGGAGCATGTCGTCGACACCACCAGCGGCCTTCTTCCTCCAGGACGCCACGGTTGGGGCAGTCGTAGGAACGCCAGGTGTCTTGCGTGGTACCAGCGCAGTCATGTCGCACAGCGATCATGCGGACCATTCTAACCTAACTACGGTTAGCCGTCCAGAGGGTCTGGCCAGGCTTTCTACGTTTGGCGACGGGCGGCGATCCTGCCGTCGAGGTTGAGCATGGCGACGACGATCCCGATGAGCGCGAGGCCGAGCCAACCCCAGGCGTTGTCAGTGGAGGAGTCGAACCAGCCGAAACCGGTCACCAGCAGAACGACAGCAGCGGCGAGAGCGACGAGGAGAGCGATAACGGTGATCACGGCTCGACGGTACCCGTTAGCCAGAGTCCCGAATCTCCTCGACGACGTCTAGGACCTCCGCCACGTTGGCGTCATCGGATTGGGCGACCTCGACTCGTGCCGCCTGCCAGGCGGACCAATGACCGGAGACGAGCGCCCACAGCGACAGGGCAGCGACGTAGGTGACGGAGTTGATCCAGCCGGTGACGATCGAGACGGGGATCATCGCGATCCAGAACACGGTCAGCCAGCCGTTCACGGCCCGCATGAACTTCGGGTCGCCCTGCACGGATGCCCACAGCGACCGGACGACGCTCACGGGATGATGATGGTCGGCTCGAAGTCGCAGAGGCAGCCGTCGTGGTCGCCGGGCATGTAGTAGGCGAACTCGGGGAAGCTGTCCGGATTGGCGAGGACGTCATCGTCGAAGTTGCGGAACTCGACACCGTCTAGTTCGAGGTGCGGCTCGAACGTTTTGCGGCGGGCCGGGCCGTACACCCAGACGTAGCCTTCGACGGCGGCGCCCGCTTCCGAGAGTGCTCCGGTGATGTCTTCACCGGTAGCTATCCCCCCAGCGGGCCGGGAGGCGCCCTGGGAGAGCGCGAGGAAGACGCCTCCGTGGTCGGTGACGTGAAGACCGGTCGCTCCTCCGGCCTGAGCCATCGCGGTGCGGACAACGCCGGGGGCGACACGGAGACCGAGGTCCAACTCGCCTTGGGCGGGTTCGATGATCGCGGCGGGGTCGAGAAGGCGGGCGGTCGCCAAGTTGGTGAGGGTGCGTTCCATCCATGACCAGCCCTCGTCGAGGGAGCGGGCTTGGCGGACCTGGTACAAGTCGCGTTGAGCGGTCGACAGCCCGGACGCGGTACGGGAGGCGATGTCGAGAGCGTCGGCTTGCGCTCCGGCGCCCCACGTCATGAACTGGTCATGGAGTTTGTCCCAGGCGCCGGCGAGAAGCTCCTCAGGGGGAAGCGCGTCAGCAGCGACGGCGGCGCGGCGCGCCGCAGCTCCCCGGCTTTTGTTCATCGCGCGTTCGATGGCACGGTCCATCGCCATAGACGCCGCGGTGAGGAGCCGGGTTCGGAGGTCCCGGTCGATGGCGAGGAGGCGGGCGCCGAGCGGGCGGGTCCGACCGGCGGTCAACGCCTTCGGTGAGGGGGCGAGCACGGCGGAGGCGTCAACGAGACGGGCGAGCACCGCGGGATGCCGGCGGAGATACGCGACCGCGGACGCCGCGGCAGCCGGAGCGGGAACCGTCGTAGGCGCGGACGGAGCCGGCGCGGGTGGGGTGACGTGGATGCCGACCAGATCGAAGATGGCGTCGAGCACCTCCGGTGTCGGCGCCGCCGCACCGGAGAACGCTAGGCGGGTCAGGCGTTCCAAATCGTCGGGGGCGTCGGACTCGTCGTAGCCGAGATGCTTCCGCGTCGCGATGTCGGAGAGGAGGCCACGGTCCCAGGCTTCGAGCGCCGTTTCGGCCGGATCGGTCGTTTCGATCAGGTCCGACGCGTCGAACCAGACGAAGACGCGGGACACGATCTCGGCCTGTTCAGGGAACAGGTTGAGGAGGTCCGGGGTGAGAATCGAGTAGGTCCATGACTGGGCGAGGAAACGGGCGCGTGGGTCGAGGTAGTCGTCGAACGTGTCCTCGTCGATCTGGCCGGCGTTCGAGAACGTGGTCTGCATGTGGCCTTCAATGACTTCCGGAGGGAGGTTCACGCCGTGAGCGAACCGGACGAGGCGCGCGGTGATTTTCGCTTCGACGTCCGAGGTGCGGGACAGGTCG